TGGAAGGGTTGCCTTTGGGGGGCCGCTTGACTGCCAGTTGGTCTGAGGACCCAATCGGTGAACTGGCCCAACGAGTTCGGAAGCTCGTTGGCACCGATTGGGCGGTGGGTTTGCGGAGGTCTCGTGGCGCTGTTCGGGTTCCTGACCAGAACGGCTGCCTCGAGACCCGGTCGCTCGAGGGGGGGACGCTTGGTACGGCTCCATGTGAGTACTCGGACGATGTTTTCGGTCTGCGCGTTGGTTGCGCGAAGACCAAAGGGAAACACCGTGTAGTCACCATGCAGTCGGCCTATGTGAAGAGGGTGCTCCGTCCGGTGCACGAGTGCTTGTACGACTTTTTGAGTCGTCGCAAGTGGCTCGTCCGCGGAGATGTCACCCCTCTTCACTTCCAGAGGATCGTCGATGATCGTCGTGATGGTGAGATTTTTGTTAGTGGCGATTATGAGGCCGCCACTAACAATATCTTTCTTGAGACCGTCACTTGTATTGTCGACGTGCTTCTGGAGGCGCCCGGCCTCTCGGAGGAGGAGCGGAGGGTGTTGAAGGGTTCCTTTGATTCGGATACTCTTCATTGGGTCGGTTCGTCTGGGGTTCACCACCCCATTCGTCGTGGCTCAATGATGGGCAATTTGATGTCGTTTCCCGTCTTGTGTTTGCTCAACAAGGCGTGTCACGACATTTCGAGATCATTGGAGAGGAAGGCGGGTCGGTCGTCGAGGGGGTATCGTCGTTGTTTGATCAACGGCGACGATATCGCCTTCTCGGGGACTCAGGAGCTTTACGACTCCTGGGTCCTCGTCACTTCAACTTTCGGGTTGAAGGTCAACCGGGAAAAGACGGGTTTGAGCGCGGATTGGATCGAGTTGAACTCTCGATCTTATTCCGTCGCGTCTTCGGGGTTCGCCCCGAAGCCGGTTCTCTCGTCTTTTCTGGTCCGTCCGGACCAGCCTCCTTCCTGCCTTCTTTCTTCCCTCCTTGACGGGCTCGGGTGCTTGAGCTCGGGTACGTTGTGGTGGGCTATCTCTGTGTTTCGGCACGAGATAGCCCGCCGCGGCGTGTCCCTTTCGGCTCTTCCCCGTCGGTTCGCCCGTCACCTCCTCAAGCGCCGGTGGTTCCGCGCGGCAGTGTTGCACGTTCCAGACGTGCTTCAGGAGGGCGTTCTCCGTGCTTGGCCAGTGGTGACCCGGGACTTCTGTCCCGCGGTTTCCCACTGGCGCGAGTACGACGCCTACTCAAGTCAGCTTCTTTCCCTGGGCGTTGATCTCGCCCAGGGTAAGAAGGTCCCTCCCTGCTCTTTCCGTGTTCGTCGTGAGACCGTTTCCCTCTCCCCTCCA